GGTTGTGCTGGAAGCCCCGATGGACGTTACTGTAAAGGAAGTGTGCGACCTGATGGGAGAGGAACTCAGATGGGCTAAAGGGCTGATACTGAGGGCAGACGGATTCGAAACGGACTATTATAAAAAGGATTAAAACAGTTTAACTGATGGATGGTGAACGGTAATGAAAATAGAGTGTTTATTTAAAGATAGAGGAATTTTAACTTTTGATGCTGACAGGGTTGCATTCACCCATGATGGTAATGTATCGTTTATCAAACATAATGGGTTCAGAATTAAAGTTTCATATAAAAAAAAATATCCTGGTGATTTTGTGATACGTATTAACAAGCAAACTATGTTTAAAGATGATCTCGTAAACAAATTAAAAGAGTTTGAAATAACAGAAGATTTTTGGGTGGCGTTTATAGGTTTTGAAAATTAAACGGAAGGAGGTAAAAATGTACAACAGGGAAATAGTGATAAGTACTGCAGGTAGTAGAAAGGAGACAAGGTGGAAAACAGAAAAGCTTTTATGGAGCGAGTTCGTCAAGAGGCTTGCAACACCGACAAGGACTGCTGAGAAGTTTGAAACTTTCCTGAAACTGCCGAAGGCAAAACAGGATGAACTCAAGGACGTCGGAGGCTTTGTCGCGGGAAAACTTAAGGACGGTATAAGAAAAAATGTGAACCTGTTATCCAGGGACTTAATAACATTAGATCTCGATAACATCGAGCCGGGAAAAAAGGAAGAAGTTATTAATAAAGTTGAAAGCCTTAACATGTCCTACGCCGTGTACGGCACACGTAAGCACATGGAGAGCAGACCAAGGTTAAGGGTTATTATCGTAACAGACAGGAGCATGTCCCCTGACGAATATGAGCCTGTGGCAAGGAAAGTGGCACAGATGATAGGTATGGCTATGTGCGACCCTACCACCTTTGAACCTGCAAGGCTGATGTTCTGGGCAAGCTGTTCGGTGGACAGCAGATATCTATACAGGTTCAACCTTGAAAAAGCTCCACTGTCAGTTGACGGAATCCTCGCAATGTATGAGGACTGGAAGGATATGACGGAGTGGCCACAGGTTCCGGGAACGGAAAAACTGACGGAAAAAATGCTTAAAAAACAGGAAAATCCTCTTGAAAAATCAGGAATAATAGGAGCTTTCTGTAAAACTTTCACCATAGCAGAGGCTGTGGAGAAGTTCATTCCTGACGAGTATGATATATCCGATGACGGGAAAAGGATGACCTACACCCAGGGGAGCACGTACGGAGGGGCAGTAATATATGACGATGTCTTCGTGTACTCGCATCATGCCACTGACCCTGCAGGAGGTAAGCTGTGCAATGCTTTCGACATGGTAAGGCTCCACAAGTTCGCAGACATTGATGTGGATGTGAAGGAAGGTACCCCTGCAAACAGATACCCGTCATTTATCGAAATGTCAAAACTCGCGAGGAGTATAGGTGAGGTAGCATCTATCGTTAACTTTGAGAGATACACCGCATCTGACGACTTCGAAGTGTTGGAAGGTAATGCAGTTGATACAGATTTGTCCTGGATGAATGAACTTACCCAAAATGAAAGCGGTGCATTCGTAAAGTCGATAAACAACATGCTGATAGTGCTGGAAAATGATGTGAGCCTTAAGGGCAAATTTGCAATAGACGAGTTCACGAACAGAGGAATGGTCACAGGAGCCGTTCCGTGGAACAGAAAAGATGAAATGCGTCAGTATGAAGATCTTGACGACAGCGGGGTCAGAAACTACCTTGAGAAAAGGTTCGGACTTACCGGGGAAAATAAAATATATGATGCCCTGTTACTTGCATCATATAAGAACAGGTTCAACAGTGTGGCCGAATATCTTGGAAAACTTAAATGGGATGGGAAAGAAAGAATTGAAAAGCTTCTGCCTGATTACCTGGGTGCGGAAGACAACATATATACAAGGGAAGTCATGAAGGTGTCGCTTACTGCAGCTGCTGCAAGGGCAGTCGAAGGGAGCATCAAATATGATTACATGCCAATCTTCACAGGACCGCAAGGAATAGGGAAAAGCACATTCCTTGCCAAACTTGGAGGGAGGTGGTACTCGGATAGTCTGCAGACTTTTGCAGGGAAAGAGGCTGCCGAAATGATTCAGGGTACGTGGATTAATGAGCTGGGAGAACTGACGGCGTTTACTAAGAATGAAACGGATTTAATCAAACAGTTTTTAAGTAAAACTGACGACATTTACAGGAAAGCATATGGGAGAAGAACGGAGAAATATCCGAGAAGATGCGTGTTCTTCGGAACATCGAACGACTATGAGTTTTTAAGGGACAGGACTGGAAACAGGAGATTCTGGCCTGTGGAAGTCGGAATTATGGAGCCTAAGAAGAGTATATGGAAAGACCTTGATGCCGAAAGGGATCAGGTATGGGCTGAGGCGTATTTTTATTATATCACTGGAAGTGAGCTGGATTTGAGCGGTGAAGCAAAAACTATCGCAAACGAAAAGCAGGAAAATCACAGGGTGAAAGATGTCAAGGAAGGGGAAATAATGGAGTTTCTTGAAAAGGAAATACCCGAAGACTGGCATAGCTGGGATCATCAGAAAAGAAAAAATTATTATTTTGAAGGCTTTGACAAATCAGGAATAAAAACGGTTCCGAGGGACAGGGTATGCGCCCTGGAAATACTGGTTGAATGTTTCGGTATGCGGAGGGAATACATCAAAAATTCCGACAGTGCAAACGTAAATTCCATAATGGGTTCTATGAAAGGATGGGAACGTTTAAAAACACCGCGTAAATTCGGTGATTTTGGCCAACAGAGAGGGTTTAAAAGGAAAACTACAAAGTAATGTAGTTTTTAGTGAAAAATCAAAACTTTGTAGTTCCTTAGAAAAACAGGGTTTTGTAGTTTGTTGTCGAGTTGTAGTTATACTTTGTAGTAGCCTAAAACCCAGTAAAATTAATATTATAATGTATAAATAACTACAAACTACAATCTTTATATATAAATATATAAAATAGGTATATTAGGCGTATATATATAGTACCTAATATACCTAATACGCCTATATACAGGTATATATACGCGTATGCGCGCGTTGTAGCCCTGGAAAAAAAATCGGAGGGGAAAAATGTTAGAAAAGGAAATAGAAAAATATCTTGTGTCAGAAGTGAAAAAATCAGGGGGTATAGCATATAAATTCACAAGCCCTGGACATGCTGGAGTGCCGGACAGGCTGTGCCTTATGCCGAATGGAACGATATTCTTTGTGGAACTCAAGGCGACGGGGAAAACAACGAGACCATTGCAGGAAAGGGAGATACTTAGAATAAGGGCGTACGGTCAGAGGGTGTATATGGCAGATTCCAGAAAAAGAATAGACGAGATATTGAAACTTGAAGGAGGGCAAAGTGAAGTTTATTCCTCATAACTATCAGAAGTATTGCATTGATAAAGTTGTAAATACTGAAAAAGTAGGGCTGCTACTAGACATGGGGCTGGGAAAGACGATAATTACGCTTACGGCCATAGACGAACTTAAACTTAACCTGTTCGAGATTAACAAGGTACTTGTCGTAGCTCCGAAAAAAGTTGCAGAAAGCACATGGTTCAGGGAGGCTGAAAAATGGGATCACCTGAAGCTCCTTAAATTCTCACCAGTACTGGGATCGGAAAAAAAGAGGATTAACGCACTGAACACTCCCGCCGACATATATGTGATTAACAGGGAGAACATTCCCTGGCTTGTGGACTACTATAGTAACGACTGGCCATTCGACATGGTAGTCATAGACGAGTTCTCAAGCTTTAAGAACCATCAGGCCAAAAGGTTCAAGGCACTTAAGCTTGTGCTGGGAAAGATTAAAAGGCTTGTGGGGCTCACAGGAACTCCCGCACCGAACGGACTCAAGGACATATGGGCACAGATCTACCTGCTGGACCAGGGCGAAAGACTGGGAAAAAATATAACGGCATTCAGGGAGAGGTACTTCAATTTTTATAGATATGGAAACAATCCGTACGGCGAGTACGAGCTTAAGCAGGGTTCGGACAAGTCCATCATGGACAGGATAGCCGATATATGCGTGTCGATGAAGGCGGAAGATTACCTTGAACTGCCTGACGTTGTGGACAACATAATCAGTGTGGAACTTGATGCGAAAGCAAGGAAACAGTATGAGGAACTTGAAAAACAGATGATACTGGAGCTTAACAGTCTTGAAGAGATTACAGTCGCAAATGCGGCGGCACTGTCAAACAAGCTGTTACAGTTAAGTAACGGTGCGGTGTACGATGAAAAAAGGAGGGTGCATGAAATCCATAGATGCAAGATCGAGAGGTTCATGGAACTGGTGGAGGAACTCAACGGGAAATCGGCACTGGTGTTCTACAGTTTCAAGCATGACCTTGACAGGATGAAAAGTGCACTATCCAAGTCGGGACTGAGAGTGAGGGAACTTAAGACAGTGCAGGATGAAAAGGACTGGAACAGCGGAAAAATTGACATCCTGCTTGCACATCCCGCAAGTGCGGCATACGGACTTAACCTGCAGGACGGAGGGAACCACGTAATATGGTTCGGACTTAATTGGAGTCTTGAACTCTATCAGCAGGCAAATAAAAGACTTCACAGGCAGGGGCAGAAGGAAAAGGTTATAATACACCACCTTGTGTGCGGAAACACACGTGACGAGGACGTCATGAAGGCACTGCAAAGTAAAGGAGATGTTCAAGAGGAACTGCTGCAGAGCCTGAAGGCAAGAATAGAAAAATATACGGGAGGAAAGAAATAATGATAACAGTCCAGGAAGTAATTGAAATTAGAAAAATTAATAAAATACTTGATAAAATTGAATTCTGTAAGAAAAATACCACTAAAGCGGAAATAAAGCTTTTCCTGATGTCAATAGAACAGCAGTTCATACTAAAGAATTCGCTTACGGAAAAACAGATGGGTGCATTAGAGGGAATCTACAATGCGATTGTGGATTACAAACATGCTTTATGGGGCGATGCATGTGGAGCACATCTCGACATGTAGGATTAAAAAATACCAGGAGGGAATAAATGAGTAAAAGAAAAGCTAAGTTTATTATGTATGCAATATTAATTATATTTAACATGTACATATGCTATAAAATTGATAATGCTAAAAATTTTTTAGAACTGGCCAAGGTGATTATTAAAAACACTTTATCAGTTACAGCAGGATATATATTAATAAAAATCAAAGAAATGAAATAGACAGGAGGAAATATGACAGAAAAAGAGCTGGATATACTGGCGGACAAAGTTAGGGAAAAGCTTTCGAGAGGATCCTTGAAAAAGGATAGATATAAAGAAACAGAGGCAATGTTAAGATCCTACACAAATTACAGGAACGTGATACGGATGAACAATGACCGTATTGAAGATATAATCAGAAACGGACTGGGGGAGATAAGGAAATCCAGAATTGAAGAAAATGTACAGGGAGGCATGAAGAAATTTGAAGGACTTCCGGAAAAGGAACTTGAAAAGATAGAACACATTAAATCAGAAAATCTGAAAATGGAAAAAAGAATCATAAGGGTAGAAAATGCCATGGAAAATATCAGAAATGACAGGTACTCTGAAATAATAGAACTGAGATATTTTAAAAACTGGACAATTGAAGAAATTGCAGAAAAATTAAATGTCGACAGAAGAACTGTCGGAAGAAACAGAACAAGACTAGTAAAATCTATGCAGTATGACCTTTTTCCTGAAGTTTTTCTGGATTGATAATTAATGATATTTTAATCAAAATGTCCCATTCGTGTCCCAACTATGGTATTTTATATGTCCTGTCAATATGTTATAATGTGTTAGATTGGAAATTTAGGGTTTAGGGAATTTAAGAGATTTTTTTTGTCGAGGCGGGATCCATGGGCCATACGCCTGGCTATCAGAAGACAGTGTAAAAGCTGTCTTTTTTATTTGAAAGGGAATGAGATGTTAAAGACTGTATGCACAAGATGTAATAGGAAATTGAATCAAGGCGAAAAATGTGGTTGTAATAGTAATAGACATAGAGAGTATGACAGATTTGATAGAAATGAAAAGGCTAAGCAATTCTATCATTCTAAAGAATGGGGTAGGCTAACGACATTATGCAAAAGCAAATGTAATGGCTTAGACCTTTATGAACTCTACGAGAATAATAAGATAGTTAAAGGAGAACTGAGTCATCACATCATCCCAGTTGAAGATGATGCTGGGAAGAAATTTGACATTGACAATCTTATCTATGTTAGTCATAAGACACATAACTTTATTCATAGTGTCTATGCCCGTTCAAAAGAAGAAAAGAAAGCTCTGCAAACAAAATTATTTAATTATTTATTAAAAATTAAAAAAATTTAATGAGGGGTGGCAAAAAAAGTTTTTCGATTTTTGCTCAAGACCGCATCCCCCCCATTCTCAGGAGAAAATGCCAAAAATGAAAATTTATTCAATAGGAGGTGGAAGAAATGGCAGGAAGGCCTCGAAAAGTGGTAAGTATAAGCACAGGAAAAATAGGAAAAGAAAAGATAAAAGCTAGACTGGAACAGGAGAAAAAAATAAAAGTAGGACGTGAGCATCTTGCAGAGCCTCCTAGTTGGTTGAGCGAAAATGGGAAAAAGGAATTTAATAGAGTTGTCGAAGAAGCAGGGCATGTTGAGTTACTTGACAATTTGGATCTCGGAATATTGGCTATGTATTGCAATGCTTATGATTGCTATGTAGATATAACTGAAAAAATTCAAAAAACTGGATATTTAGGTATCAGGAAAACTGCTAATGATAAATTTCAGGTAGTACATCCTTTACTTTCTGCACAGGAAAAATATGTGAAGCAAATAATGCAATGCTCTACTAAACTCGGACTTGCAACAACAGACAGATTAAAACTGATAGTGCCGAAAAAAGAAGAGAGTAGCACTAACAAATATTTAAAATATTTATAAGGTGCTAAAGATGGATAGGACAACAGAATATGCAAAATTGGTTGTAAAAGGTAAAAAGATAGCAGGAAGAAAGGAATATCTAGCATGTGAAAGGCATTTGCAAGATTTGAAGAAAAAGAATTTT